AAGACAAGGCGCGCGACATTGGCCGACGATACGACGCACGCCGTGGCACTCCTACGCAACGCGGATACGGCAGCGCGTGGCAGCGTGTCCGTGATATAGTATTGAGACGGAAGCCATTCTGTGAGCGGTGTGGGGTACCTGCTACAGTAGTTCACCATATAGATGAGAATCAGTTCAACAACGCGTGGGATAACCTAGAGGCATTGTGTAGGGATTGCCACGAAAAGCATCACGGGAGAAAGAGGGCATGAGAGGCAGGAAGCCGATACCGGACAACATCAAGCGGCTAAAAGGCACGCTTGAAAAGAGCCGTGTGAATGAAGAGCAACCTGAGTTCAACCGGGTGAGCCACATCGAGCCGCCTGAAGGACTGGGCGACATTGCCACGCAAGAGTGGTTGCGAGTGGTGCCGCTGCTTGATGCTGCCGGCGTGCTAACCGAGGCTGATGTATCTGCCCTGCGCGCCTACTGCCTAGCCTACCAAACCTTCGAAATTGCGGCGAAGGCTGTAGAGGTAGAGGGCATCACGGCAGTAGGGCACAACGGCGGAGTCTCCACCAACCCATCGTTTAGGGTAATGAAAGAAGCTGGCTTGCTTATGCATCGATACCTAACCGAGTTCGGGCTAACGCCTTCAAGCCGCTCGCGCGTCAAGGCGAATCCCCCGCGTAAGGATAGTGAATGGGACGGGTTCAACAAAAAGCAAAGCATGTAGCGCAGGCGAACGCCTACGCGCGTGCCGTGCTATCCGGTAAGACGCCCGCTTGCGAATATGTCAAGCAGGCCTGCCGTCGTCATCTTTCGGACTTGGATAGGCAGGGTGACGACGACTTCGCTTACACCTTTAGCGACGATGCTGCAGAGCACATCTGCCGCTTCGCGGGCAACATGATGCATGTGAAGGGCCGAGACTGGGCAGGCAAGCGCATCACGCTAGAAGATTGGCAGGCGTTCATCCTGTGTAGCGTGTTCGGCTGGCTTCGCAAGTCTAACGGCATGCGACGCTACCGGCAGATGTATTGTGAGATACCGCGCAAGAACGGCAAGAGCATACTAGGCGCAATCATTGGTTTATATATGTTCGCCGCAGACGGTGAGCCGGGTGCTGAGGTCTACTCAGGCGCAACATCTGAAAAGCAGGCGTGGGAGGTGTTTTCACCCGCTCGCCAAATGTGCTTGAAGAATCCTGGCTTCGCAAGTCATTTTGGGATTCAAGTAGGCGCGAAGAACCTGTCAATACCAGAGAACGGCAGCAAGTTCGAGCCAGTCATCGGCAAGCCAGGAGATGGTTCATCGCCGCACTGCGCAATTGTCGACGAGTACCACGAGCATGACACGCCGGATTTGTACGATACGATGTTGACAGGCATGGGCGCGCGCATCCAACCTTTGCTGTGCGTCATCACGACGGCAGGCGTAAACACCGCCGGGCCGTGCTACGCAAAGCGTAACGAGGCGGTGAAGGTGTTGTCAGGCGTCATCGAAGACGATGAACTGTTCAGCCTTATCTACACGATAGATGAGGCTGACGATTGGACACTGCCGGACTCATGGCAAAAGGCAAACCCGAATGCAGGCATATCTATCTATCAGGAGTTTCTAGACGCGCGACGCCGCGAAGCCATCAATACAGCAAGCCGTCAAAACATCGTCAAGTGCAAGCATCTGAATGTATGGAGTAACGCTGGTAGCGCGTGGATAAACATGGTGCGGTGGGCGCAATGCGCCTCGCCAGAAGTGATGGACGAGTTTGCAGGCGAGCCATGCTGGATAGGCGTAGACTTGGCGAGCAAGATAGACTTGACGGCGATGGCAACCATCTTCAGGCGCGGCGATGCGTTTCATGTCTTCACCAAGCACTACCTACCAGAAGAGACTGTTATGATGCCGGAAAACGCGCACTACCAAGCATGGCAGGCAGAGGGGTATCTAACGGTGACCCCCGGCGCGCGCACGGACTACCGATATTTGAAAGATGATTTGATTGGTATCTCCGAAACCTTCGCTGTGCGCGAGCTGGCGTATGACCCGCGCGAGAGCGAAATGCTCATGCAGGAGATTCGAGAGGATGTTTCGTTTCCCTGCATTGAAGTGGTTCAATCACCTACCAATATCAGCGAGCCGATGAAAGAGTTTGAGGCGCTCTACATGGCAGGGCGTTTGAAGCACGATAACAACCCGATACTCAACTGGCAGGCATCTAATGTTGTGTTGCGCAGCTCGTTTACCAAGGCGTATTATCCTAGCAAAGAGCGCAAGGAAAACAAGATAGATGGTATAGTAGCTTCTATCATGGCGTTGAGCCGCGCGATGTTGGTGGACGATGTAAGCATTTACGAGACGCGAGGGCTAATCATCCTATGAGTGCAAAAGACTGGCTTGCATCTATCTTTCGCCCGGCGGCAAAAGACACGACACTAGCAGAGCCTGACCCGTGGTTGAAGGAGGCGATAACCGGCGTATGGCGACAAGGCAACCACGGTCAGCGTGTTAGTCATGCCACGGCGCTCGGGCTATCCACCTACTTCGCCTGTTTGCGCAATATCTCTGAAGACATCGCAAAGCTGCCGGTGGATGTCGTACGCTCACTTCGCCCGCGAGGCCGTGAGCAAGTGTTTGACCATCCGGTATCTACGCTGTTCAATCGCGCGTTCAATCCTGAGATGAGCGCGTTTGTTGGAAGGCAAACGGCGACGATGCACGCGCTTGCCTATCACGGTGCGTTTATTGAAATCGTGCGCAATGGTGCAGGCGAGCCAGTAGAGCTTTGGCCGCTTGACCCGCGCGGCGTGGTAGTCGAGCGCGATGTTGCCACGCGGCGCTTGCGATATACGGTGACGATGGACACAGGCGGTGTTGCCATCTTGCCGGAAGATAGCGTGTTGCACTTGGTAGGCACCGGTTTCGATGGCGTAACCGCGTACACCATTGCGCGTATTGCAAACGATAGCCTGGGCGCTGCGCTCGCGGCACAGAATCACCGTGGCTCGTTTTTCGGCAACGGCGCTATCACCAACGGTGTGTTGGAGGTGCCGGGTGTCTTGAAAGAAGATGCGCAAAAGCGATTGCGCGAACAGTTTCGCGAGCGATACGAAAGCAACGAGGGCAAGTATCGCACGATGGTTCTGGAGCAGGGCATGGCGTACAAGCCAATTACGACTGACCCTGATAAGAGCCAAATGATTGACTCACTCAACTACTCGGTAGAGGATGTATGCCGGTGGTTTCGCATGAACCCAAACAAGGTAGGTCATTGGCTTCGCACAACTTTCAACAATGTGGCAGAGGCTAATCTAGACCATGTGGGCGATACGCTCATGCCGTGGGCCTTGCGCTGGGAGCAAGAGATTGCGCGTAAGATGCTAGTCGGCACGCGCAACCAAGGGTTAAGCGCAAAGCACACTTTTCAAGCACTGCTACGCGGCGACCAACGCGCACGGGCCGAGTACTACAAAAGCATGTTCGGCATCGGCGCAATGAGCGTGAATGACATTCGCGAGCTTGAGGACATGCCGCTGATTGAAGACGGTGACGAGATGTTTGTGCCGGTGAATATGGTGCCGTTGTCTATTGCACTCGAAGGCCCTCCTGGCTGGCGTGCAGACGGAGATACAGACGGAGATATGGATGGCGAGGGCGAAGACTCAGCAACAGACACGCAAGATGCCCGCGACGCTGCGCAGGCCAAAGCCGTACTCAATGCGCATAAGTCTATCATTGAGAGCGCTGCCGCACGCTTGCTCAAGGTGGACGGCAACAACATTGCCTCGAAGATGCGGCGTGAGGATTTTCAAGACTGGCTATCCGCCTACTACGATGAACGCGCAAGCGTCTGGCAGAAAGAGATAGAACCTATCGCAACAGGCATTGCTATCGCGCTTGGTGATGCGCGGTGTAGTGAGTGGGTATCGCAGGCGGTATCTAGCGAGGTGCAACACCTGATTGCGCAATGCGGACTCGAAGCTTGTGCAGACGATATTGATTGCTCGAAGTGGAAAGATACAAAGGCTGAACCATTCGCCGCGCGCGTGTGCAACGCCATTGCCAAAGGAGTACAAGACAATGCCTAGTTCACCGTTTGCCCGTGCGTTTTATTCGCGCTTGCGGGCAGGGCAACAGGTAGAGCCGCGCGCACTTGTCACGATGAGCGCCAATCGTGATACCGCCTATCTTGATATCGGCTCGGAGGTGGTTAGTGACGATGTGCGCGAGGTGTTTGGATTTGGCGTATCTGGCGGCGCTGTGCGAGATGCATTGCGTGGGCTTGATGGCTTGGGCGTGCAGCGCCTCGAAGTGCAAATCAATTCGCCGGGCGGCGATGTGTTCGCCGGGCAGGCCATCTACGAAAACATCCTGGACTTCAAACGCAAGTCAGGCGCGCAAGTGGATGTGCGCGTCTACGGACTGGCCGCATCTATCGCGAGCATCATCATGCTCGCAGGCGATGAGCGCATCATGGGCGCAGGCTCGTTTGTAATGATTCATAATCCGTGGAGCGTTGCGATTGGCGACAGTGTAGAGATGCGCAAGACGGCAGACTTGCTCGACAAGGTAGGCGGCAGCCTCGTCGAAATGTACGATGCCGCTACCGCGTTGACGCGTGATGAGATTGTCGCGATGATGGATGCGGAGACATGGTTGACGCCGCAAGAATCTATCGAGGCGGGCTTTGCTACTGGCACCACGGCAGATATTGACGGTGCATCTGCCGCCGCAAAGTACGCTGGCTACGCTAGCGCATTCCGCAAGATGCCTGACAGCATCGCTAACAATGAGCGAGAGAAAGGCCGTGCGAAGGTAGAGGCAGAGCTTGCGCGTATGCGCCTGTCTGCAATGCAGGTAAGCATGCTTTGATTTTCCATTTGTCAAACCACACCACGGTGTGTATTATAGTGAGAGGTGACAGGCCGCACCCTAGCGTTTCGGATGTCGCCACCAAACCAACCTGAGAAGGTGTTGTACGATGGATAAACTGTTGAAGCTCAAGGATGACTTGAAGTTTCATCTGCGGACTTGCGAAGAGATTGTCTCGAAGGTAGAGGCAGAAAACCGCGCAATGGCCGACGATGAGAAGGCGCGTTTCGACGATGCCAAGGCGAAAGCTGAGGCCACCAAGGCTGAGATTACCAAGCTCGAAGACTCTAAGCAGGCCGCCGACGATGTCCGGCGTGAGCTTGCGGCGCTTGAAACCCCCGAGGCCCGCAAGGTTTCGCAAGGGCAACCGGCGGATGACACGAAGGCGGCGAAGAAGCCGCGCATCGAGTTCAAGAAGTACGGCAAGCTGAAGGCGTACGACTCGGAAGAAAATGCTTACCGCGTAGGCCAGTGGATGCGGGGCGAGCTGTTCAACGACGCAAAGGCGCGCGCATGGTGCAAGGATAACGGTGTTTACGCCGCTACCGGGCACATCGAAGGTGACAACGCTCGCGGCGGTGCGCTCGTGCCTGAAGAGTTTGTTGCCACGCTTGTGAACCTTCGCGAGGAGTACGGCGTTTTTCGTCGTGAGACGATGGTGCTGCCGATGTCGAGCGACAAGCTTATCTGGCCGCGCAAGACCGGCGACATCTCCGGCTCCTGGGTTGGTGAAGGCATGGAAATCCCTGAGGATAACGCCACCTTCGACAACTTGACACTCGTTGCCAAGAAGCGCGCAGTGATTACGCGCGTTTCGAGCGAGCTGTCCGAGGATGCTGTCATCTCGCTTGCCGAGATTGTGACGCAAGATGTTGCGCGCGACTTTGCGTTGTCGGAAGACAAAGCTGGATTCGTTGGCGACGGCACTAGCACCTACGCAGGCATCGTCGGTATTGCGACGAAGCTCGAAGGTGATAACGCGCTTGCCGGGCATGTGACTGCCAAGGCTTCGCATGACACGCTTGAAGAGGTAGACGCCGCCGACATCGCGCGCGTCATCGGCGCACTGCCGCAGTTTGCCAGCATCAACGCCAAGTTCTATTGCTCGCAACAGGCTTACGCGATGATTTTTGAGCGGCTGCTTATCGGCGCAGGTGGCAACACTTGGAGCGATGTCAACGGACGCCCGACGCCTTCGTACGCCGGGTACCCGATTGTCATCTCGCAGGTGCTGGAGAACAGCCTGAGCACCATCAATGGCACGCACATGCTGCTGTTTGGTGATTTGTCGATGGCTACCAAGTTGGGCGACCGTCGCCAAATCACGCTGAGCACTTCTGACCAGGCGTATTGGAAGTACGACCAAATCGGCATCCGCGCTACGCAGCGTATTGACATCAACTGCCACGAGGTGGGCACGACTACGCAGGCCGGGCCTGTTGTCGCTCTCATCGGCAAGACGAGCTAAGGAGGCGGAAGATGATTCACGCACAAGATGAAAAGGTGGTTACCGCACTTCTTGGAGAAGAGGTTGGCACCACTGATGTCACCACGATTATCGACACGCTTGGCTTTGAGTACGCCAGCATCGAAATCGACGGCGCTGCAGCAGCCGCTACGACTACCGTCTCGAAGATGAATATCGGAGAGCGCGATGGTACGAGCGGCGCGTTCACCGCTATCGTCGACAAAGATGATATCGGTGTTGTGGCTCCCGCGACTACCGCGCCGAACCTGTACCGGGTTGGCCTGCCTCTCGGGCCGCGCAAGCGCTACCTGCAAGTTACGCTGGCGAATGCCGCCGCGCGTGACATGACGGTGAAGGCACGCTTGAGCCGTGCGAAGCAGACGCCGGTGGACAAAGGCGTAACGAGCGAAGTCATCGTCACCGGCTAACCGCCGTGCGAGGTGATACAACAGACGATGGCCGGAGGCTGGTAGGTGCATATCGGCTTTCGGCCATCGTCACATAACAACGGGAGATGAATGCATGAAGTTGAATCTGGGTAGTGGTAAGACGCCGCTAAACGGTTACGGCAATGTAGACATTGCAGACGGGCGCACCGTTTACCCGCTTGAGGGTATCGAAGACGGCAGCGTCTCTGAGATTCGTGCATCGCATGTGTTAGAGCATTTCTCTCACCGCGAAGTGGGCGATGTGCTGATGCATTGGGTATCGAAGCTTGAGCCGGGCGGCGTGCTGAAGATTGCTGTGCCGGACTTGGAGAAGATTGCCAAAGGCTACCTCGATGGCAAACGCGCACCATGGCAAGCCTATCTTATGGGCGGGCAGGTAGATGAATACGATTTTCACGGTAGCGCATTCGACGCTGAGGCACTGACTGAAGTGTTAGCCGCTTGCGGGCTTGAGCGTATTGGCTACTGGGAGTCAGACGCGCAAGATTGCTCCTCACTACCTGTCTCGCTCAACATGTGCGCGTATAAGCCTAGCGAGGCAAGCGCCGATATGTCCGGCGTGTTTGGTGTATTGCAAAGCGCGCGCGTGGGGTACGGAGCGCATCATGCCTGCATGTACCGGACTATCCGCGAGCTAGGTATTACGCACACCATGAGCGTGGGGTGTTTCTGGTTTCAAGGCTGGACTAGCACCGTGCAAGACTTGCTTGCTATCCCTGAGTGCAAGTGGATTCTGTCCATGGATTACGACAGCGTATTTCGCGCGGGCGATGTACGCGAGTTGTATCGCCTGGCGCGCGCTTATCCCGCTGTAGACGCTGTAGCTGCCGTGCAGAGCATGAGGCATGGTAGTCAATCGGCGCTGTTCAGTGTAGACGCCAAAGACATCGAGGTTGCTTCTACAATGTTCGAGCGCAATCTAACCAAGGTGAAGACGGCCCACTTTGGTTGCACGCTTATCAATGCGGATAAGCTGCGCGAGATGCCTAAGCCGTGGATGTGCCCAGTACCATCGCCTAACGGTGAATGGGAAAAGGGCGACGGGCATATCGACGCTGACATCTACTTCTGGCGCGAGTGGGAGAAGCAGGGCAACAACTTGTATCTGGCGAACCGCGTGCCGATTGGACATCTTGAAGAAATGGTAAAATGGCCGGGCAAAGGGTTTCGCCCGGTGTACCAAGGCTACAAAGACTTTCTCGAAACCGGGCCGCCGCCGGAGGTAAACACATGCGTGTGAGAGTGAAGAAGGCGTTTGGATATTTGTTCAAAGATGCTATCCTAGACACGGGCGCATTGTACGCTGACCAGCTGCTACGCCTCGGCATGGTAGAGCGTATTGACGATGAGCCTGAGCAAGACAAGCCGCAAGCAAAGCCGCAAGCAAAGCGCGGTAGGCCGCGCAAGCAGAGGGATGAATCGTGAGGGTAATATCTACCCAGACAGGGCAAGAGCCTATCACGCTACCAGACTTGAAGTTGTTTCTTCGCGTGGATGGCGATGCCGATGACAAGTTTATCGACGAATGCCTTCGAGGGGCGCGCAGCGCCGCAGAGAATCACACGCGACGGCACATCGTTAGGCACAGCGTAATTGGCTTTCTTGAGGATTGGCCGTCAGAGCCTGTTGCGCTTCCGCATCCTCCGCTTGTGTCTGTTGATACCGTGCAATACATTGATGTTGATGGCAACTTGCAAACGCTATCGACGGATGATTACCGCATGATTACCGGCGATATTGTTGCGCGTATCGCGTTTGATGAAGAGATGCCAGAGCGCAAAGAGAATAGTGATATCGTCATCAACTACCAAACCGGATACACAAACCCGCAGGATATCCCGCCGGTTCTGGTGATGGGGATTCGACAGGCCGCGGCGCATATGTACGAATTGCGGCAGCCTGTCATAATCGGCTCTATCTCCGCATCCGTGCCTATGTCTGTGCAATGGGCGTTTGACCAAGAACAAGTACCTTCACTGGCATGAGCAGGGGTATTCGCATAGGTGACTTTCGTCACAGGGTAGATATTCAATATCCTACGCTAACGCCGAATAGTATTGGTGAGCGCGTCCGCGCGTGGGCCACCAAGGCGACGGTGTGGGCGCGTGTCGAGCCTATTCGTGGGCGTGAGCGCATGGACGCCATGCAGGTGCAGCAAGAGATGAGTCATCGTGTTGTGATTCGCGGCGGTACTGTGACAGTGCTACCAACGGATAGGATTCGGTTTGGCACACGGATACTCAATATCGTGGCACCACCCGCTAACCGCGAAGAGCGTGATGTCGAGGTTGAAATCATGTGCGTAGAAGAGGTGCCGGAGCCATGACAAAGCTTCAAGCAGGCTTTGCTAATATGGAGTTTTTGGGCTTCCGGGAGATGGAGCGCGCACTGAAATCGCTCGAAGACAAGGAGCAACGCACAGCGATTCGTAGGGCGCTCACGCGCAGCGCGCAACCAATGGTGAAAGAGGCGCGCAACCTTGCGCCTAAAGAAACCGGGCTACTCAAAAAGTCGCTCGGCAGTGTAAGTCGATGGTATCAACGCGGTGGCGCCGCATCGGACGGCACGGCGTGGGTAGGCGTAGGCGTGCGCAAAGGTTTTGAGGCTGAAGGCCGCAACCCGCGCAAGTATCTTCACCTAGTTATCGAGGGCGCGCAGCCGCATATGATTCGTGGTAATATGACGCTGCCGAACGGGCACCGCGTAAAGGTTGAGCATCCCGGCGCAAGGCCGAACGACTTTCTTGCAACAGCGTTCAACAAGAAGCGCAGCGAGGCGAACGATAGGTTTTTTCAGATGGTGTTCGACCAGGTTGAAAAAGCTATCAAGCGCAGGAGCCGAAAGTGAGCGTGGCATCACTCAAGGGCAAACTATACACGCGATTGACGAGTGGCGGGCTTACCGCACTTGTTGGCGCGCGCGTTTACCCTATGATGTCCGCGCCGCAGTCATCGCCGCAACCGTACATTGTCTACGAGATATTTGGCACAGATACAGGCTACGACCTGGCTTCTAAGCCGTACGATGTGCGATATACGATTCGCCTGCATATTATCGCAGACACCGCGCTAGAGGTTGCGCAACTCTGCGACGCCATCCGTACGCGTATGCTACAATGGACGGACAAGGCAACAAAGCCTAACATCAACTCGGCGCAACTCGACAACGAGCGCGACGATACCAACGCGATAAGGCCCGGCACGGACGAGCCGGTACACTACGCAACACAAGACTGGATTGTTTGGGTAACGCCGTAGGGCACTAGCAGGAGCTAATACGATGGCAGATACAGCAAACGGAAGCGTGCTAACTTTCGGCACCGCGATGGATGTGGTGAACTTTTCTGTGAATAGTTCATCGGCAGAGATTGATGTTACGCGTCTTTCAGATGCAGAGCATTTTTATGAGGCCGGACTGCCGGACTTGTCGCTCACCGCAGAGATTGTTGGCGAGGCCGAGCTTGAAGTTGGCGATACCGATAGCACGGCGTCGGTTAAGTTTGGCGACGGCAGTACCACCAACCTTACCAAGCTGGTTGTTACTTCTGTTGAAAAGACGGCCAATCTCGACGAGCGCATTACGACGAATGTAACCTTCCGCCGCGCACGCTAGACACATAGCACACCAAGGGAGATAGTGTGATGGCATTTGATAGAGATGCATTCTTGGCGAAGGCGCGCGAGATTCGTGTTGAGCCTGTGCGCGGCTACGAGGGTGAGCTGTATGTGCGCGAGATGTCCGGCGCTGATAGAGACTCATTCGACAGAGAAACCTACCGGCTCATGAAGTCAGGCGATGACCCTGCGAAAGGGTTTCGAGCGCGTCTATTGGTTCGCACGCTGTGCGAGCCAGACGGCACGCGCATCTTTGCAGACTCGGATGTATCCGAGTTTGATTCGTTTGCCTCGGGCATTCTTGAGCAGTTGTTTGAGGCATCCGCAGAGTTGAATAAGTCTATCGTCAATGATGGCGAAAGTGAACTGGAAAAAAACTAGCAGGGCGCGCAGAGCGCCGCTTCTGGTTTTTTCTTGCACTGTCTTTAGGCATGAGTGTTGCTGAGTGTCAGGCGCGCGTATCGTCTGAAGAGTTTGCGGAGTGGCAGGTGTATTACACACTTGAACCGTGGGGTGAATGGCGCGCGGACTTGCGCGCGGGCATTATCGCCGCAGCGTCTGTATCACCGTATACAAAGAGGCGCATAACGCCCAAAGACTTCATGCCTAAGTTTGAGCGCAAGGCAAACAAACGGCAGACAGTAGAAGAACAAAAGTCAATGCTTGCGGCATTTGCGAAGGAGTAGCGAGATATGGCACGAAAGAATGTAGGCCGATTGCATATCGGCATGAGTGCCAACACATCGGGCTTTATTCGCAGTATGCGCTCGGCGCGCGCGAGTGTTGCGCAGTTTACCGGCGGTGTTGGGCGTAGCATTGCGACGGTGAAGGGGCTTGCCGCCGGGCTGGGTATCGCATTTTCTGGGCGCGCCTTGCAGAACGCCATCCGCAATCAAATGCAGCTGATTGACTCGCTTGCGAAGACTGCCGATAGGCTCGGCATTGCAACAGACAAATTGCAGCAGATGCGAAGCGTAGCAGGGCTGGCAGGTGTTGAAGTAGGAGTGTTTGATTCGGCCATTCGCCGCATGATTCGCCGTGTGGCAGAGGCGGCACAAGGCGCAGGCTCCGCGGCAAAGGCGTTGCAAGAGCTAGGCTTTGATGCGCAGGCGCTCGCGCACATGTCTCCGGATGAGATGTTTCTTGCGATAGGCGACGCGCTCAATAGAATACCGAATAACGCAGACAGGCTGCGCCTTGCGTTTCGTATTTTCGACACCGGCGGCGCGAAGGTGCTCAATATCTTTAATCAGGGTAGCGACGCTATTCGCGCGACAATGAGGGAGATGGAGCGGCTTGGTGATAGCATTACACGCATTGACGCCGCAAAGGTTGAGCGGGCGAATGACGCTATCACGAAGATGCAACGGGCAATCCAAGCGGCATGGCAAGAGATAGCTGTGCGCCTTGCGCCTTATATCGAGTACACAGCGGACACTCTTACAGAGTGGGTCGTCAATACTAATAAGACAGGCGAGGCGATGGAT